TAATGCCGTTGCCTTGACTGTAGTCATAGGTGTCGTGTTTCCAATCTGTAATCATTGGATTCACCAGTACATAGGCAGCAAACTTGTGTTGATTAAGTCCGTAAATTTTAATGTCGCGAAAGAAAGGTGGCTTACCTTCTGGAGCAAATGTTCCATCAGTGTAACTTTCACCCACATATCCCCAGTCATTTACAAATCTATCGTTGCTGTAGGTATCACGTGTGTTGTAGCCAAATCCTGTGGGTGTGGTTTGTAGATTGCCCGAAGTTCCGTTGGTGTTTGGCACACCTTCATACTGTTGTACAGGATCTTTGTAGTAGTAACTGAAGTAGTTGTACCACATGTTGCGAATTAAATCGCCACCATCATCATTGAATGTTATGGTAACAGGTTGATATTCAATTTTACTCTGTACCAATCGCTTGCGATTGTACTGATTCATTGTGTCAACTGATATTTGATAACTGGGCAAGTCAATGGTCTTGACTGACAGGCCAATGCTGGCAGCATCGCCGTTGCCAACCATGGCTTGCAAGAATGGGATTGCACCAGAATTTAAATTGAAGAATGTGTGGAAGTTGAACTTGAGTCGTGGTGCAAGTTCGTATCCATTTGTACGAAAGGTTTTACTGGCATGGGTATAATCTCTTAACCCGTTGTCGCCAATAAAACCTTTTAGAAAGTTTTGTCCAAAACTCATTAGACTACTTAGGCGCCTTGCGTGCCACCCAAGCCAGTTACTGTGCCTAGTGTAGTGCCAAGGATGGTGCCTGTTTCGCCAACACCACCACCAACAACCTGGTTGGCATTGTCAAAGGTAATACTCAGTGCAATGGTCATTGCTTCACTGGTTGCGTAATTGGCATCACCATAGTTTACTTCTTTCAAGTAGCAGCCATACAATTCCCATGATTCAAGCACAGTTGGAGCAACAGCACCATTGCCACCGTCAAGTACTTCAAACTTGGTTGTGAACTTGTAATCTGCACCTGCAGCCGCTGATGCCATTTCAAAGAAGTCCAATTGTTTCTGCAGTTGTGATCCAACCAGTTGTTGTACATTGGCTCCGGCATCGTCACGCAAGTTGCAACTTACATCACCCCATGAGTGCTTGCCAGCCATTTTAAGAGTGGAGTTATAGATTGGAATATCTATATTTTCAAATGTCACTGTTGGGCGTGTAAAGTCAATGACTTGTTTGGTCATCTCGGTAACCGGACCACCTTGCACACCAAAATTTTCAAATATCACTCGGAAGCGATATTTTAATTTTGGCATTAATATGCCTGTACTGCCTTGGCTAGCGTCACTTGCCAAGGGTACTGTCATTTTGTTTAACGATGCTGAAGCCATAATTTTTATCCTCTGTTACTGTTATTTATGTTATCTATACGTGACTAAAAATAGGGATCCGGTCCCTATTTTATTAGCCTCCGGCAGCAATTTCTCCGGTGTTCTTGATACGAACTGGAATGTAGATAAACTCAACTGCCTTAACTGGCTCAATAGCAATATCAACATATAATTCGTTACGATCTATACGTGCAGGAGTGTTGTTTGATGCATCGCACACCACTAGATAATCATAGATACCACGTTTGGCAACCAGATCAATCATCAGACCATCAATTGCATTCTTGATCTGATTGCGTGTGATCTGATCGTTTGGTTCGAACAAGAACTGCTTGCCAATGATGTCCAGGCGTCCACGAATAAATGCTACCAAACGTGCTACGTTGATACGATCCAATGCTGTTGTAAGGCTTGTGGTTGTTTTGTTACCAAAGTTGGTGATACCAACGCCCGGAATAAATGTGATCGGATTGATGGCGTTTTCATACAAGACATCACGCAGTCCTTGACGTACACCCAATGATACAAACTCACCTGTGGTAGCATTGACATAGCCCAGTTGTACAGCGTTGTCAATTACACCACGACGTGTTCCGGCTGGCGCAAACCAAGGGAATGACACTTCGTCACTGCGAATAATTGTGCGAATCATCATGTGACTTGGTGCTGTCACCACTGGACTACCGCTCAAGTCAGTTGTTTGGCAACTTGGGTAGAATACGCCCATGTATTGATTGCCCACTGTCAAGCCGTCGCCTGTGTCTAGACCTAAGCCGTTGTTGTTGCTGGCCCACAGCAAGATGTCTTGTGGATCTAATCGTAGCGGTGTATCACCAATCACAAAGCCTGTGTTGTTGCGCTCATTGTTGAGTGCAATCATGTTTGGCATCAATTCTGGATATGCAGGAGTTGCCATCAAGTTGAATTGACGTTGTTCTTCACGAATATCTGTGTTTACATCAATGCCGGACTTCAATGCAGCCACAATCATAGCACGTTGTGCCTGGCGGCCCATGTATGGGGCACCATTGGCTTTTAGTCCACTTGCTGTTACCCAAGCATTGGTCACTGTGGGCAGTGTATCATCTGGGAATGTGTCGGCATTGAAGTAGTCAACCTGGAAACTTTTCACGTTGAATCCTGAACGGCGTGTGTTGAACAACAACATACCTTGTGGATACAGTGTAGACTGCGGAGCATCTAGGTCCAGGTAATCACTTGTTAACAAACTAGTGATAGTTGGAAGCGGTGCTGTGATTGGATCTGTAGTGCCGTTTGGTGCCCATCGTGCATCAGCAAATAACACACCGTTTTCTGTAGTTTGATCGGTGTTGTCAATGGCCACCCACTGATCGACTCCATTAACTGGCTGCCAGCGATACAATCTTGGATAGTTTTCTAGATCGCTTGTGTCCACCCATAGATCACCAAAAACCAATGGTGACTCTGATTGGTCTGTCTGTGTTGTTGGTGCAGTGGCACTGATGATAGGACCAGTGGCATTTGTTGCGCTCAAATCGTAACCACGAATATCGTTTGTCACGTTCTGATAACCTTGCCATGTTCCATTGTCTTGAATCATGATGTCAACTTGATCAGTTGCACTGTAATACCATAAACGTCCATCTGCTGGGTCTTGATCAGGTGCGGCTGAACTTGCTGTGTAGGTAAATGTTGGTGTTCCAACCCAGTTGCTCAAAATTAACCCAGTGACAGCACCGTTGAAGTAATGGTTTCTTACTCCACGAACACTAGTATTAAATCCAGCTGTGGCGACCGGTGTGCCAGTTACTTCAAATAACGATGTTGTTCCACCAGCTGAGTGTGTGAACACAACAGCACCTGCACTGTTAACACTGGCACTGACATATGGAATATTAGCACTGCTGACTGCGGCAATAAAATCTTCAACTGTGGTTCCTGCTAGTGTAACTGTGGCACTTGTAGGCGTAGTAGTCCCGGGCTGAGTAGCCTGGATTGTAAATTGATTACCAGATACAAAGGGACCCGGAGTAGTATCATCGCCTGTGATTTCTGTTGCACCAGTGGCGTATCTTTCAAATATCGTAAAACCTGATGTATTATTTTGAAGTGGATTTGCTCTAGCGTATGTAGATCCGGCAGGAATATTTTTGCCGCCACCACTTGGATCAGCGTCATACAACTCAACGGCCTCGTTAAGGTATATTGGACAGGCCTGTGCAACAAATGCGCCTAGAATAGTACTATATTTTTTAACAACAAACTGAGTTCCTTGATTCACATCAGTAATTTTTTGCCATACACTTCCAGTTGGTGCTGGCTGTGTTTGAGTTGAACCCCAACGTGGAACTGTATAACTTGGACTTACTTGATAGGTAGGAGCAAAATACTCGGTTGCTGTGATGCCCAATGTTGTCAGCGCAGTGCCAGATATGTTGGCTATTGAAATAATACCAGTGTTGGCTGTGCTACCGTCGTTTGTGGCAGTGGAATCAGCATACATGTATAATTTGCCACCAATCGTGGCTGCATATACTCCGGTAATGGCTGCGTCATTAATAGCATCAGCAATGCCATCCACTGTGTTGTTAGGCACAGCAGGAACTGTAATTGTTACGTCATTGACAGAGAAAGTTTGTGCGGCGGTCAATGTAGTTGGAGCCAATGTGCCTGACACAGTTGGCCAGGCAGTTTTCCATTCGTCACTGCCGACTAATACCCAGGTATTGTACAAATCTGACAGTTCAGTGGCACTGGTTTGTGCGGATGTTGGGCCGCCACGTTTGTAGTAGCCTGGATTAAATGTACTGGTTGCAGTGACAGCATAGTCACCAATACTGCCAACTGTTTGTAGAGGAACTGAAGTTCCTGTTTCCAATTGTGTGGTGCTGGTGATCACAATAGGAGTTTGAACAGTAAAGATACCAGTTGTGATATTCCACTGGAAAATACCCCACTCGGTGTTTGTAGTATCAAACCAATAGGTGTTGTTGTTTGGAGCACCCAATGGGCGTGTCAATGATGCTGTTAGTTCTGTTAGATCAATGTCTACACGCTGAACATAGCAACGATTGCTTACGCCCAGTGCAGAGTATGCTGCCAACAAGCCGTATTCGTTTAGTTCGTAACCGTTGATTGGTGTGCCAGCGGTTGTCTTGTAGAAGAATGGATTGCCAAAAGTAGCGGCCAAATCTCGTTGACTGGTCATTAAATAAACACGGTTAGCATTGGCTGCCAATGTTCCCGGTGCAACGCCAACTCCAGCGGCACTGGTTTTGTTCTGTGCCGTTGCTATTAAAATATATGGTACTGAATTGGTAGCGGCAGGGATGTATTGACTTTCGTCGATAATCGTTACTTCTACGCCTGGGGATACTAATGCCATGGTTAAATCCTTTTTCTAAGTTTTAATATTTAGCACCTATGCAGAAAAAACGCAATCATTACACCCTTTGCAAAGGTTTTCCTGGTAAATACTCCATGCAAAGACCCGTATGCCCTGCTTGTAATCAAAGATTGTGTGCTGTGAACTACCACCGTGATGGTGTGCCGCACTATAGAACACGATGTGAACACTGTATCAAGAAACGCCGTCGCGTGAAGCCGTCCAAACCTCGGTGGGAATCCGCTGGCTATAAGAAAAAAACCACATGTGATAGATGCGGCTTTAAATCCAAGTACTCTGCACAAACGTCAGTGTATCATGTGGATGGCAATCTACACAATACCAGCGTTAACAATTTAAAAACAGTGTGTTTAAACTGCACCATTGAGATTAAGAAGTCTGATTTACCTTGGCAGCCTGGCGACTTGGTGCCTGATCTATAACCGCCTGTATTTGCTTGTACAGAGAGTCAATGCTGGAGTTGTTGTGCAACACAAAATCAAAGTCAGTACCCACCCAGGCTGTTTCGCTAGCATGAATGCCTTCATTCTTTAACCAGTCTTGTGCTTTGACATCACCCTGATTTGCTTTGGCAGCAATATCAGTCCAATGTGGTTGAACACCTCGCTCAATACGGAGTATAATGCCGCCCGAGGCACGTAAGGATTTAATTTCGTTGGGAAAAC